AGGATAGTCTGTATGTTCAGCGTGCTCTAAAATTCCTAATCCTTGATTTATATAAAGATTTGCTTTAACTCTTATTAAAGCTTTAGGATCTATTTTTTTTAATAAAGGAAACATTAATTGAAAAAAATCACTTTGGTATAGTGATGTTTGATTATAAAATACGTGGCAAAAATAAAAAAAAATATCTTTTTCTTTTTGTTCAACAGTTATTTTATCTGCAAAATGCCAGTCAAAACCTGTGTCTTTAATTACTTCAAAAATTTTTTTATATTCTTCTTCTGAAAGAAAATTATCCACTATTTTATAATTCATACTAACTCAATAAAAAATAATCTAACTTACCTTTACGTGTTCTTTTCTTTTTTTGTTCTTTTTGTTTTTTCATTTCTCTATGATGAGCAAGAGTTTCTATTTTAGGCACTTCGTCAATAGGTAAATTCTTTTTTAAAAATTCAGTAAATTGATTATGAAATTCCCTATCTTCGCCAGGTTGTAAAGTTAAATCATCAAAGTTAGAATCTAATAACATTTTGTGTTTGATTGTAACTTGTTTTTTTTCTTTTTGTATTCTTCTTACAAAGGCATAATATATTATCTGTGTAAAGTATGCAAAAGGATTATTTGATTTATCAGGATTAAAGTTATCTAAGTATTGTAAACAATTTTCTATACCATCAGAAATCATATCATCTCTAAAAGTATAATTAATAAAATTCGGTCTGTAAGATAAGTGATTTGCTATTTTAAGAAAACACTGACCAATATAATCTGTAACTGGAGGTTTTGGCAGTTTTTCTTTTTCTGCTTTTTTGACCATTTTCTTATACTCTACCATAGCGGCCAAAAAATCTTTATTACTTACGTAATGTTCTTTTGATTTTTTTGATGTTGTCATTATTTAAATATACTATACTTTGTGTGTTTTGTCAATCACTTATACTAAAAAATCGGTTTCAGGATTGGTTGACTTTTTTATACTTGTGTGTATAATAGGCGTGTAGCCTCTTTGATAACAGATTCTCCAGATTAGTGGAGTATTCTTTCTTTATCTCTAAACTCGTCCCACAATTCGTTAAACTCATCATTTTCCTCACGTGTTAATTCTTCAGCTTTATATTCACCTCGTTTAGGCAAATCAATTCTTTCATATTTGGAAGAAACATCTAAATAACTTTTTGACATTTCTTCTGTGGCGTTTGTAATTGTCATTATTTTATCTTTTGGAATAGATATAATTTGGTCGTTAGTGTAGGCCGTCCATTTAATTAATGCTATATAATCTTTAAGGCCTTTTGGTGTTAATTGAGATACGTATTTTATTTGTAATGGTTTTACTAAACGTAAGAGAGGAGATTTATCTGGCAATTGTTCTGGTGCCAAACTACAAACAATATCATCTCCGTTAATTAATTTGACTATTCTTATTTGTTCCATTGTCTTTACTATTTATGAGTTCTATGTTATGTATTTCGTAGTTAAAACCTTCAGACGTATAGATGTTAATTCGTTCTCTAAAGTGTTGTAATGTATAATTGTCTTTGCCATTATAACTTAGATCATCAGATATATCATATAGTGTGGCAGCCGAATTATTATCTTTTAAACGAAGGCCTCTACCAATAGATTGCAAATTACGAATACGTGATTTACTTGGACTTGCAAAAACAATATTATGTAAATTTCTTATATTAATACCAGTACTAAACGTTCCGTAACTGGCGATTATAATTGCATTATCAGATTTTTCAGTTATAAATCTTATCTTTTCTCTTTCTTCTGCTTCTACACCACCATAAACAAAAAAAACTTTTTTGTTTTCTGCCTTTTCTTCTATTAACTTTTTTAATAATACACCGTGTTTTTCTACATATTGAAATAATACTAAAGAATTACCTTGTAAATTTAAACATAGATTGCGAATATATTTATTTCTTTTTTCATTTGAAACTAAAAAATCCATTTCTTCTTGATAACTTTTATCTTTTAAAAAATCTTTTGAATACTGGTCATACTGTAATATTAAACATATAATTTTTAAATCAGCTAATTGTTTTTTTTCTTGTAATTCAGTTGTTGATGTAACCTTATTAACGGCACCAAAAAGGCCTTCTAACACAAGTTTATTAGTTTTAGTGCCATCAAGTGTACCTGTTAAACCATAACGATACTTACAATCTTCTAGTTTAGTCATTATCTTACTCAAAGAAACGGCCTTAAATAAATGACATTCATCGCCTATCACCATACCAAATTGATTAAACCATTTTTTAGGTAAATTATAAATTGATTGCCAAGTAGATATAATTACATTTTTATTTGTTTCTTTTTCGTGGCCTTGATATATTCTATGTACATTACGATCAGGATTCCAACCATAATCTTTAAAATCCTTAAATAACTGTTCTACCAATGATGTTGTTGGTACTATAATAAGTATCTTATTATTTGTTTTTTCTTTCAATCTTAATATATTAAATCTTACAAGTAAATAAACTATTAATGACTTACCTGATGCAGTTGGTGATAATAATAAACAACGATTCTTTTTCAAGCCGTGTATAAAGGCCTCTCTTTGATAATCTCTTATTTCTAATGGTATCTTTAATGCTTTAATAAAACCATCAACGGCCTTTACATCAACTTCTGTATCTTTTATTTTAGTACCATCTACTATTTGTATTTTATTATCATTACACCATTTAACAATATATGGATAAAGGCCAGCATAGATTTGGCCAGTTGCATAAGAAAACAATCTTATTTTACCGTCCCAAAAACGATTTCTAAATTGTGGTGTAAATTTATAACCTGGTACTTCAAAAGTAAAGTACTCTCCTAATTCTCTACGTATAGCATCATCTGCTTCTACTTTAAGATAGACTTCATTTTTTTTATCTATGATAATATACTTGGTAAGTGTCATTACACAAAAGAAGGACCTGTTGCCCAACCAACTAATACTTTTCTAGTTCCACTGGTTACAGGATGTACTTTGTGCCATACAAAAGACGGAAAAGATATTAATGTTCCCATTGTAAATTTTTCTTTAAACTTTGTAAATTTATGTTTTTCAGGATTTGGATTAGGTCTTGCAACTTCAAATTCTCCTCCTTCATATTCTTCATTTAAACATAAAGTAAAACTTAATTTTCTAATCATACCATCAGCATATGGTTTAGGATGACTGTCTATGTGCCAATCATAATGGCCACCTGGTTCGTAAATAGAATATTGTAAAGGTTCAAAAGATTTTAAAGAAAAATTCCATTTTGCCGTTTTGTTATGAACATTTATAACAGTAGCAATCTCTTTCATTATTTCTATATCTTTAATCCAAGAAACTTTTCCTTTTCTTGTAGTTGCTTTTAAATCATTGTTGTTATCTAACTTAGCTTCTTCAATTTTTAATTTTTCACCAACTTCTATTACTCTTTTGCAAAAATCTTCTTTAAAGTATCCATTAGAGATACAATGATTATTTTCTAAGTACATTATACTGCTCCGCTTGTAAATCTACGCCATTCAATGGCATTTTTTATTGTGTATGTTCTATTGACTATGACACGAATTGTTTTATCTAAAAAATCCACAACTGTAATTAGATAGGCAACTTTTTGTGTAAGTTTTTGTATATCTTCATCAGCTTCTAAATATTTGTCTATATCTGTTCTCATTATTTTTAAATCAAAAGGTTTGACTTGATATACACTAGGGTCGGCTTTTCCTGTATAATATTCCCACTTATCTCTTTTCATTGTTCTCAATTCATCTTCTGTACGTGTCAATAACAATTTAAACTTAGTATAGTGTTTCATATACTTGTTATGTAATTGTGGAGTTTTTAATGATTCTAAATCTAATTCAGTATCATTAATTTTAAGGTCTTTGTCTGCTTCTAATTGTAATTGTTCTAAATCCATAATATAATTATATCACAAAACTATAAAAAAATCAACCTATGTTGTAACTGTAACTTCTTTTTTATTGATACTGGCAAAGTTGTAAATACTGTATTTAAATGTAACCTGTGCTGTTAAATAGTTAATATCTGTAGCTTGTTGATTGTATTCTAAATTACTTAAACTGATTGGAAATATGTCTTTAAAACGTACCTCAACCACCGGATTATTCTTATTCGTAAGTACCATAAGGGTTGCATCGGATAATGCGGCCCCTTGTGATGGAGCAGGGTATCTTATTTTTCCTAACTCATTACTTACGTTAGATTTGCTTGTTGGAAATCTATCTTTACCTGCTTCTATAAGTGTATTATAATCACTATGGTCATCAGGAAATCCTAAACCTACCAACCAACCGTGAATTTCTTGGTAGTTTTCTAAGTTTTCATCTACTATAAATGACATTTGTAAATCACTATATTTAAGTTTTTCACCAGGATGTGGTATATCTTTTAATGGAGTTTGTTGTTCAACATAATTAATTGAAATTCCAGGAATGTTTACTGACGTACAAAAATATTCTACTTTTGGCAATTTAATAACATTAAATTTAAACTGTGTAGGACTAGCATAGTCCAATTTTGTAGGTTGTCTTAAATATGAGTTTGTAACAGTCATATTAATATTTAGGCATAAAAAAAGGAGGGTTTTTTAGGCCCTCCTTTTTAATCATTTGTTCTAAGAACAAACTGATATTACATTAAGTTCGCTACTTGAACTCGTCTGTAGTATCTGTTTGCGTTAGCAGAACCAGAGCCATTAATAACCGCATTTGCAGTTGAAGCACCAGCTTCAGCGAATGGGTTAGCTTGTATTCCGTAACGTGTTTTGAAACCAATCTTAGGTTGGAAACTATCTTGACCAACAGCTCTCACCATTTGAAGTGGAACGTATGGACAATAGAATATTCCGGCATCATACTGAGATGTACCTTTATATCCAACTACAAAGTATTGTTTAGCTGCTTGATTTGCAGAATATGGATCGATATAAACTTTATATCTTCCATTTAGTATTCCAGCAAAAGTGTTTCCTGTGTCATCAACATTTAAATTGTTGTTTAATGCAGGAGTGTAATCTAATACACCAGCCATTTGTAAAGCAGACGCAACATCTGAAGAAGTGATCAGAATGTTACCTTTTCCTCTACGTGTTCTTTGTGCGATTGTGTTTGCTTCTCTTTCAACTTGGAACATTAGACCTTTAAATCTCTCAACAGACCATCTTCCGTTAGAGTCAGTGTCTAAGTCAAATACACCAGCAGTTGTTGTGTTAACAGCAGCATTTGGTGAACCGTTAGTTGAAGCTCCGATTTCAGCATTGATGTAAATTGTTCTTACAACTTCTCTATTGATTTCCGCAAGGATTTCAGCAGATAGAATGTTTGCAAGTTCAGTTTCAGCATCTAAACCGTGGATTGCTTTTAGATCTTGAGCAAGTTCCATAGTGTATTCAGCTTTAAGAG